ACTGGTCGGTGGAGCCCAGGTACACGATCGTCTGGTGCATCTCGGTCGTGTCGCCGTCGTTGTAGGTGATCATGTTGTCGCCTTCGGGCAACGCCACGATCACCACACCCGAGAACCCGCCCTTCGCCCCGGCCGCGGTCATCACGGCGAATGGTAGATTCGGGGTATGGCACGATGGACACTCAGCCAGGACGAACGGTTCTGGGCGAAGGTTGCTCAGACCGAGGGCTGCTGGAACTGGACCGGCAGCAAGATGGGTTCCGCAACACGAGGTCGAACACAGTACGGATCGTTCTGGGTCAGCGACCTGGGCAAGAAGGTCGCGGCGCACCGCTTCTCCTACGTCATGCACTACGGCTACTGGCCCACCGTGGTGGATCACCTGTGCCGCAACACGCTTTGCGTCAACCCCGAACACCTCTGGGACACGGATCATCTCGCCAACATCAGGAAGGGCAACTCTCCGTCTGCCGTTGCCGCGCGAACCGGCCGATGCCAGAACGGGCATGACGATTGGAAGATCATCGCTGCCACCGGGAAGCGCCGGTGTCGGACGTGCGAACGAAGCCGAGAGCGAGCCTGGCATCGCATCCGCAGCCGAGACCAGTAGTACGCACCGGCAGTTGATCCACGCCTCCGGGGGGCCGGTCGGCTGACCCGGGAATTGCATGTCGGCAGGCGGTTCGGTCTTGACGGTGAAGAACCCGTCCATCGGCTGAGACTCGCCGTGCAGCGGCTGATGGGTGTCGCGGACGTTGTCGTCCAGCATCGTGATCCAGGTCTTGACCAACTCGTCGCCGGGCTGAGCGTTCGACTCCGACGCCTTGAGTGTCGCCGCGCCGAGCGTCGCCGTCGCCAGCCACGTCGAGATGCGATCGACCTGCGCCTCGGTGTCGTCGGGTTCGGTCAGGTCGAGCGCGGCGCGCATCGTGCCGACGAACCAGTCCGCGGCGTCCTGCGCCGTCGAGTCGTTGCCGCCTTCGTCGCCGTAGGTCAGCAGGAACAGCACCGTGAGGGCGGCGACGAACTCAGCGGTCCGGTCCTCCTGGACGGGCTCTTGCAGTGCGCTCTCGACGGCGGGGCGGTACTCGTCGGCCAGCGAAGTCAACTGGGCGTCGCGCTGCGCGGCGAAGGTGACGAGGTCCATGAGGTACCACCGTAGCGAATCAGGAGTTGACCGTCACGGCTTCCAGGTGCGACGCCTCCAACAGACGGGCCAGCGTGTTCGGGTTGTGGGGCCGCTTCGAGGACAGCAGCCCTCGCACGTAGAAGTCGAGCACATCCACCACCGGCTGCACGTCGTCGGTGTAGCCAGCCAGCGCTTCGGGTGCGCAGTCCCATGCCCCGGCGAGCAGCTTGGAGACGTCAGGCGAGGTCAGCACCGTGTAGACGGTGTGCGACGCCATCGCCTGCGTGTCGGACATCGGATGCGCGTTGCGCAGGCGGTTCCCGGCGCGTTCCAAGGCGCGGTACACCAGCACCGAGCAGGCGGCCACGAGCGGTTCGTTCGCCCGGTCGCGGGCCTCGCCCTGGTTCGGCAACTGCCGGACGACTTCGATGCCAGTGTCGCTCTGGGTGTGGGTCGGCTGTTCCTGCATCGCGTCGGGCATGACGACCGCGGTGTCGATCTTCGCGCCGAGCAGACGGAGCGCTTCGGCGGTGATCTCCGGGGTGACTGCGCCGGTCGAGACTCGTTGCAGCAGCCACTTCGAGAACTCGTCGTTGTCCATCGCGTCCTCGGGCTTGAACCCGGTCTCCCGGCGCACCGCCTCGGAGTTGATGAGGGCCCGGTCGTGGAGTTCCAGCGACTCGGCGGACTTGTTGGGCCGGACACGGATGTTGGTCGTGTCGGCGATGACGCAGTAGTCGTCCAGTTCGTCCTCGGGCACGACACCGCTGAGCGCCGGGCGCAGGTAGCCGACGGTGAGGGCGTGGGCGATGACACCGAGGCGGGGTTCCAGGTGCGCCTTGACCGCGGATTCCTCCGACAGCCATGCGTTCCAGTGCGTCGAGTCCGAGTTGCCCATCAGCACTTCGGGCGGGACGTCCATGCCGATCGCGAACCGGTGGATGGCGGCCTGCCGCATCTCGATGACGGACTGGTCGAGGTCGGACCAGAACTTGAGGTGCGCGACCTTGTCCACGAACTCGCCGGGCATCGTCACCACGATCGGCACGAACGCTGCCGGGGAGGTCCGGTCGTCCTTGGCGGCTTCCATCGCCTCGTGGAGCGTCTGCATGAACACGTCGGCCTGCGACGCTTCCGGGTCGGACTCGGAGGACGAAGCGAACTGGATGTCGCTCGGCATGAACAGGATGCCCGCGCCTGCGAGGCGGGACGTCAACTGGGCGGAGATGTGAGCGTCGTAGCCGGTGATCTGCGCCAGGGTTCCCAGGTTCGACCGGGTCGGGGCGTCGGCTTCGGTCGGGTTGGTCGGGTGCGGAGTCCACACTCGGATGAGCAGGTCCTCCTTCTTCATCTCGTACCGGGCGTTGCCGTCACCGAAGTTCGCGGTGATCACCCCGCCGTTCTTGGCCTGAGTGACCTTGCCCGAGGCGAGCACGTCCCACTCGTCCTCGTTGCGGGCGGCGATGTAGCCCTCACCGGACACGGTGGTGTCCACCCCCAGGAGTTGCAGCATCTGCGACTGTCCCTGCGGCCCGCCGTAGAGGGCATCCATCGCTTCACGGGCGGGACCTTCGGTGAGCGGCACCAGCGAGTTGCCGTCGCGCTTGGCGGCGTGCAGTTCGGCGCGGGACAGCACGTTGCCGATCCAGTTCGCCAGGTACCGCAGTTCGCCGACCGAGTCGAAGTACGACCATGCCTGCGATTGCCACCCCCTCGACTTGCCAGCCATGTGCGTATTCGCAGCAGGCAGACGAACGGCTGATGCTACGAAGCCGTTGGGTGGCGTGGGGCGGGGCTCTCGCGTGCGTACCATCGAGCGGAGCCTAGTCACCGCCTCGATCGGGCGCGTGACTCTCGCGAGCGTTGGCGAGCGCACTCCTTGCAGTAGCGGTATCTGCCCTGGCGAACACCCCAGTCGTTGTGACCGGCGACGCAGACGCGCGTCCTGGCGTTGTGGGCCGGGGGGCCGTTGCCGCGCAGGGCGTTCTCTGCGGCGGTGATCTGCTCCAGGTGGGTCGGTTCGCAGCAGGCGCGGTTCTTGCAGAGATGGTCGATGGTCAGGTCGTCATCGAGCGGGCCGACGAACAGCAGGTACGCCAGCCGGTGCACCCGCCACTGGCGCGCCACCCCGTCCACCCAGAACCGTCCGACGGCGTACCCGGTCTCGGGCCGGACATGGCCGACGCCGACCCAGCAGCCCGTCGGCGTTCGATGCCCCTCGTTCAGCAGGCGTTCGATCGGGTCTTTGCGGTCGTGATACACGCCACGCAGACTATCGCTGATCGGGCGGGATGTCCCTGACGTTGATCATCGCTGCGGCGTAGGCACCGGCGAGCATGAGGTTGAGCGCCCACCACGTCCAGTGCAGATCGGAGATGAACGCCCACGCCACGTTCGCCGTGGAGACCCACACGGACGTACAGAAGTAGCACACGATGAGTTCGTTCCACGGAGTCGGCACCTTGAGCACGAACCACTCGCGGAACCCCTTGAACAGCGGCATGTCGTCATCCACGAACAGACGGGTGGCTCGCCCGACGGCGATCGTCCCGACGATCATGGCGACGATCATGGTGGCGGTGATGGTCACAGTGTCCTCCAAGCCTGGTCGGCCTCAGTTGGGATGGGCGGGTGCATGTGGAACTCCATGTGCTCGACGTCACCGTGCAGCATGCCTGGCTCGTTGTCGAGTTCGGAGATCAGTCCGATCATCTGGAACCACGATTCGTTGTCCACCTTCGACCAGTGCTCGATCCGTTCCCCGATCGCCGAGTTCGGGACCTTGCCGTCGCGCCAAGGGCCCTTGGTCATTTCAGTACCCGCCCGAGGATGACGCCGCGGGGTGTCGGCAGGTCGATGATCGACAGGCGGTCATCGAACCGGACCTGCGCAGGCCAGAACCCGAAGTGCGGGGCGGTGTCATGGAACCCGACGACGCACCGGTCGCTCATGTGCGGGTAGTAGAAGTCGAACTCCCGCCAGCGCAGATCGAGCAGCGAATCGAACCAGGCGAAGTCGATCGGTCCGTACTCCCACGGCACCATCGACGGCAGGTTGTGCAGGGTGGCGGTCTCGTAGGGCCAGACGTTGCCGACGGCGTACGAGTACGGTTCCTCGTCGGGTTCGTAGCTGTGCAGATGGCCGTGCCCGTTGTCGGTGAGCGCCGTCGCGATCCGCAACGCCATGAACCCGCGGGACGTGCCGGTCTCCAACACGACCTCTGGTTGCAGACCGCGGATGAGACCGCCGACCATGTCGATCACTTCGGCTTCGGTGCCCTGGATGTCGTAGGTGTGCCAGTGATCGGGGCGCGGGCATTCGGCGCGTGGGGCGGTGAACTGCGCCTCGTTGTACCAGCCGACGGGGATGTTCGGGGAGTTCATCAGCCGATCTCCCGCAGGAAGATGGCCCACAGGTCGTCCCAGCAGTCTGCCCGGGTCGTGAACAGGGTGCGGTCGGTGCGCAGCGATGCGATTCCCGCCCACGAGCGCGCCTCGTCCAGCCGTCCCTGACCAGCGAGCCAGCGGGCGACCATCGCGTACGGTTCGCGCCGGTCCGGGCATTCGGCGATCGACTTCGCGAACCACGGCAGCGGGTCGTGGTCCATCATCGCGATCATCAGGTACGCCTCGGACCGTTCCGGGGCCCACGTCGCCGTCGGCATCGACAGGTAGTGGTACAGCGTCTCGCGCGCCGCGTTCCACGCACCCCGGTACCACTGCTCGCGACCCAGGTAGTAGCGCATCCGAGCGTTGAACGGTTCCTCCATCACCGCCTCGGCGAGCATGGGCAGGTAGTGGTCGCGGGACTTGCCGATGTCAGGCAGATGGGTGATCGTCAGGTCCAGTGTGGCGGTCGCCTGCGGACCGGCGATCACTTCGTGGATGGGGTGCATCCACCGGTACGACGCCCGTCGTCGGTGACAGTTCGAGCGGCGCTGCGACCCCCAGGACGCCGAGTTGCCGGGGCGCAGCGTGTACCACCAGCGCGAGTCGTGCGGCTCGACAGCGTCGATCGCGTCCCGCCATCCGGGTTCGAGCACTTCGTCGGCGTCGAGTTGGATGACGATGTCGATGGACATGGGGATGAGCGCGAGCGCCGTGTTGCGTGCGTCATCGAACCGGAACTTGGGGAAGTAGGCGGTGTGGATGTCGATGCCGCAGGACCGGGCCAGCGCGACACTGGCGTCGGTGGAGCCCGTGTCGAGCATGAGCAGCAGGTCGGCTTGCGCAGCAGACGCCGCCCACCGTTCGATGTGGAGCGCTTCGTTGAGGATCGGCGTGTAGACGGCGACCGTGGGACGTGACATGGGTGGGACCCTTTCGGTTTCAGGCTGACTTGACGAGACGCAGCGGGTTGCCGACCGTCGCCTTGTCGCGCTTCTTCTGCAACTCCGACACGGCGAACACCAGGGCGTCCACACGGTCCGGTGAGTCCCGTGATTCTGTGGGGACCCACTCGGTCATCTGGGCTTCCAGGTCCTCGAACACCTCGGCGTGGTGCACCTTGCCTTGCTCGTACAGACCGACGATCGGTTCTGCTCGAAGTTCCTTTCCACGAGCGGAGCGTTGCTCAATGATACGGGCGGTGACACCCGACGTGCGAAGGTTCGAGATCACCATGTCGGCACCGAAGTTCGTCTCGGCGACGACAGCGTCGGCCTCGTAGAAGTCGTACATCGACTCGGTCGCCTTCGCCCACCCGTTCGGGCTGTACTTGCCGGACCGGTCAGCGATCACCCACGTGTGGTCGTCCACCGATCCGCACACGATGATGCCGGTCTCGTCGGAGTTCCGGTTGCGTGTACCAGCCGGGTCCACCGCCACGACGATCCGGTCGAACCGTTCCGGCACCGGGCGGCGATGTTCCTCGATCATCTCCCAGGTCCACAATGCACCCTCGACGTCGGTGAGCAGTTCGCCGTGGAGTTCTTGGCGACCGAGGCGGGTTCCTTCGTACCGGCCGATGACTCGCTCGGCGAACACCGGCGACAGGTTCTCCAAGTTCTCGTACGTGGACACCGACACCATCCGCGTCGTCGGGTCGGCGATCAGTTCCTTGAGCCACGGACGCGCCTTCGGAGTGGTGGTGCACATGATCCGCGGGCGCGCGCCAAGGCGGAGTCCGAACAGCATGTTGTCCCAGCACTCCTGCACGAGCGGCCAGTGGGCGGGTTCGTCCAGCCAGGCGTAGTAGTGCTCGGGGCCGCGGAGGCGGTCAGGTTCCTCGGCGGAGAAGATCGTGCCGATCGAACCGTTCGGCCACGTGAGTCGCTTCTTCGACGGTTCGTACACGGGGCGGTGATCGGGAGGCGCGATCGTCAGGATGCCAGACTCGCCTTCGAGCATGACCTCGCGTGCGTCGGTCGAGGTTCCCGCCACGAGCGCGATGCGCGGCAGCTTCTTCGTGACCCGGTGCGTGAACTCCGTCCCGGTGCGGGTCTTGCCGGTGCCACGGCCGGACATGAGCAGCCACACCAGCCAGTCGCGGTCGGTGGGCGGGCGTTGGTCGGCGCGGGCATGGTTCCATTCCCATTCGCCGTGCGGCTTGCCGTTGCACACCGGGTTCTCGCAGTAGAACGGCCGCCAGTTCTTCGCTGTGCGTTCCCGGAGCGCCTGCAACGCCTTCTCCTGGGCTGCGGGTGTCCAGTGTTTGTAGGCGTCAGCCTCGGGCACGTTGTGGTCCTTCCGGTTTGAGGAAGTCGCGGATCGTTTCAGGGTCCACGCCTTCGGAAACCATCCTGGCACCGATCGCCTGGCGGACATAGCACCCCATCGACACGTCGAACTTGGCGCAGTGTCGCTTGAACAGCCGCCATTCCTCGATGCGGACGACGGTCGTCAACTGGGCACGGCGCGGCACGGCGCGGATCGCGACGTTGCGCGGCACGCCAACCGCCTGCCTGCGCCAGAACCGCCGCGTCGGAGCGTCGTCGGCGAGTAGCTGTTCGTCCAGCCAGTCCTCGGGATCAACCGTCGGCATCGTCCGACTCGACGTCGATCACGTCGGCTTCACGAATCGACGGCATCGTGTGCGTCACCATCGCCGCGACCCAGGCGTCGAGTTCGGTCTGCGTCGGGGTGTGCACGATCATCTCGGTGGGGGCGTCGAGGCCGTACAGCTTGATGCGCCGGTCGATGATCGTCACGGCGGTTCGGACTGCGACCAGGTGCTCGTCGTGGTTCGGGTCGATGGCCTTGCTCATCACGCCTTGCAGCAGGGCGTCGAGGCGGGCCGATTCGACCCGGCGCAGTTCGTCGCGTCCTTCGGGGTCGTCCTCGCCCTGCAAGGCGAGTTCCCGGGTGACGGCGTTGAGGGCTGCGCGGGGGTTCGCGAGGCCGAGCGTGTCGGCGATGTCGGCGTACGACGCGCCCGACACACGCAGTTGCACGGCGGCTGCACCCATGCGGACAGGGGCTGCGGCAACGTCGGTCATTGGATCAACTCCCCATCGTCGGTGTACGTGCGGGCGTGTGTCCGGCCGACAGGTTCGGGCACCTCCACCGGCACAGCTTGCCGCAGTACGTGGCACAGATACTCGTTCAGCGACCAGTGGTGCGCGTTCGCTCTGGCAACGGCGGCCCGGTGCAAATCGACCGGGAGTCGCATCGTGGCTTGGACTCGTACACCCTTCGATGGCATCACCATGACACCACTATGCCAGAACTCAGGCGCAGATGGCGGTGATCTGTGATCGGGGGGCGGCCACTTCGGACACGGGAGCGACGCGCACACCGGTCGCCTTGAGGTGGTCGATGACCGCACGGAAGTTCGCGGCGGGCCATTCGATGGACGACGAGATGGTGCCGCCGTCAGGTGCGATGTCGTGGAATCCGAGGATGAGCCAGTCACCGTTGGCTCGGGCCCGGTCGATGCGAGCGATCACCGCCGCAGCGGTCTGACCGGAGTACACCTGGAACGAAGCCTGCTGCCACTGCGACGGCGCGCCGACTGTCTCCGATGTCCGGTTGATGGTGCGTCCCGACGTGAACCCGGCGTTCGCGACCGCGGTGCGGATCGCGGCAGTGTTCCCGCCGTTCGGGTAGGCGTACAGGGTGCGGCCCTTGTAGTTGCGGGCTTTCAGGTAGTCGAAGGTCTGCTTGAGGTCGGCGGTGCGTTGCGTCGCGCTGCGGGTCGTGAGGTCGATCTCGTTGTGACCGGCGATGTCCCATCCGGCGGCGGCGAACTCATCGACCTGCGGCTGGTTGATGAACCGCGGGTCGTTGTTCGGGTAGATGCCCGACGGGATGATGTAGGCGGTGCCCTTGAGCCCGGCCGCCTGCATGATCGGGAACGCCACGTTGTAGCTCCCCCACCAGCCGTCATCGAATGCGATCGACACGACCGCCTCGGTCGCCTTCTGTGGCACGGTCGAGAACTGGTCGATGTTCACGGTCGCACCAGCCGGGGCCGAGGCGTACAGCAGCAGGTGGCGGACGGTCGCCCAGTTCGGGGTGCCGGACCACACGTCGAAGTTCGACGGGGTGAGCGTGACTTCGACCCAGTCGTTCGGTGCGGCGGCGATCTCCCACGAGAACGCCGCCCCGTACAGGTCGTTCCAGCCGGTGTCGGTGAACGCCATGAGTTCGACGGCGAGGTTCGACCAGTTGGACGCCTTGATGCGGAACCGGAACGCCCGGTCGGTCATGTCGAGCGGCACGGCCAGCGACTTGGAAACCTGCGCGTCGGTGGCGGCGGTCGGCTTGAGGGTTGGTGCCCAGGCGACGCAGGCGGGCGGGACCGTCGTGGTGGTGGTTGTCGTGCTGGTCGTCGTGGACGTGGTCGTCGTGGTGGACGTCGTCGTGCTGGGCGGCACGGTGGTGCTGGTCGCTGGGGTGCAGTCGGCGAACGTCGCGCCGTCGGGGACGAGGACACCGACCACGGTGCCGTTGGTCGTGCGTTCCAGGCAGGGGGTGCCCGGCCGTGCAGCGACCCGGGTCGCGGTCGCGGTGCCGTCCAGGCCGAACTCGGTGAAGCCGCTGGTCTGGGCCTGCGCCACGCCGATCGCGGCCAGTCCGACCGTGCAGGCAATCACGATGGCGGATATTCTCATCGGTGGGTAATCCATCCTTGGGGCTCAGGGGGCCGGGGGATCATCTCCCCCGACCCCACGAGTTCAGCGAGCGGCCAGCTTGCGGGTGACCATGCCGACACCAGTCAGGACGAGCCCGACCACCATCAACACGCCGGTCATCACGCCTCCCGTGACGGGGAGAGCAGATTCGGGTGCGCTCATTGTGTACCTCCCTTCGATGTTGACAGACGTGTGGGCGATTCCCACACGCACGATTCTACGACGGGCTGCCGCCACGCCTTGACGAACGCGACGATGAAGATGTACCGGTTGATCCAGTCCATCGCGATGACGGCGGGTGTCAGCAGCACGAGTCGCCACTTGCGCAGGAACAGGGCGGCGATCGCCACCCAGATCGTGTAGCCGAGGAAGTAGAACGCGGCGGCACGGTCGAGGTTGCCGTTCTGGTAGGCGCGCCAGCCGATGAACACGAGCAGGGCGGGCCAGGCGACGACGTACAGGAACCAGTCGAAGATGAGCATGCTGTACGTGAGCGAGAACCACGACATCCGCCGTCCGATCTTGTGGCCGCGGACGCCTTGGAAGCTGCCCCACATCCAGCGGAGCATCTGCTTGTAGTAGTCCCGCAGGTTCGACGGGTCCTGCACGTACGCCTTCGCGTACGAGTTGTGCACGACCCGCCCCATCTTCTCGGTCTGGATGTCGAGGCACCACTGCGTGTCGTCCACGATGTAGCGCACCGGCCGAGCGATCAGCGTCGTGAACGTGTCCATGCGGAACACCGTGTTGGAGCCGGGCAGGACGGTGACGGCGTTCATGGCGGACTGACCGACCTTGACCGCCCAGTTGTATCGCCAGTACGACATCGCTCGGGCAGCGACCCAGCCGTTCCAGCGTTGCTCATGCGGCCAGTCAGCCGACGTGCGCCCGGACACGGCACACGCATCGGGATGCTTGCGGAACGTGTCCATCGCCTCATGCACGAAGTACGGGTCGAGGCGGGTGTCGTCGTCCAGCACGAGGATGTACTCGTAGCGGTCCTTCAACCCGAAGTGATCGAACCCCTTGCGGAGCGCCGCCGGTTTCCCGACGTTGACTTCCAGGTCGAGGACGTCGGTCGCGCCCGCCTTCCACGCCTCGGCGACCGTGTTGTCGGTGGAGCCGTCGGACACGAGGAACACTTCGGCGTTCCCGGTGGCGTACTTGATCGTCTCGTAGATCGTCTCGGCCCCGTTCTTCGTCGCGATGAGAATTGCTACGTTGCTGTTGTTCATGCTGTCCTCCACGTCTTGTTGTTCACGATCCGACTGACGTTCTCTGGCGAGATGCCGAACATGGTTCGCGCCCTTGCGGGTCCAGCAGCGCTGCCACACGTAGGCGCGGCCGGTGGGGT